TCAGGGTGTCCCGGGTTCGAATCCCGGGTGGATCACCACATTGTTCAAATAAGAACTCTTTATCTTGACAGGATTCTGTAGGATAGGGAGTTTCTTTTTATAGTTGTATTGAATCTCAATAAAATCTTCATAGATGATGACACTGCGGACGAGGGATGAGAGCAAAATACTCTTGTACTTGTCCGCTTTTTTTATTTGCTGGGAAATGGACCAGAAAAAGAATTCAATATGTTTTTCGGTTAATTGAGGAATCCTGCTCATCAATTCTTCCCTCCTGATATCGTCATTTAAGGTTTGGAGCTGTTTTTCGTAGTCCTGAATATGATTTGTCACGGTCTGACTAATAAGGCCCTCTTCGATGGCTTTTATGCAGTTTTGGAGTTTCCTTGAAATGTCTGCCTTTTGATTTTGGAGCGATTGCAGCACAAGGGATGGCCCTTGTTCTTTTTGAGCGCTGATAGCTTGCTTTGCAATGGCTTTGATTGCGTCTTGATTGCTGAGAAGCTGAGTGGTCGTATCACAGATAAGGTCTTCGAGCTTATCCGCACGGATCGCCTTTGTAGTGCATCCTTTTCTCTTGAGATGGTTTCCGCAATCGTAATAATGATAGACGCGCTGCATCTTCGAGGTCCCTGCCGTGCCAACCATGCTTCCGCCGCATTGACCGCAAAATAGCCGTCCGGTCAACAGATAGTTTTCACCGCGTGACTTTGCAATACATTTCTTTTTCGCTTTCGTGATTTCCTGGACTTTTTGCCATTCTTCAGGATTGACAATGGCTGGAATCGCATTCGGCTTTTTAATGCCATTCCAAAGAAAGGTGCCAATGTATCTTTCGTTCTTCAAGATGGTATTAAGGCTCGTGCGGCCAAAAGGTCTCCCAAAAGCCGTCCGGCATCCGGCGGCGTTAAGCTCGCGAATGATTGATGCTGGTTGCCTTCCTTCCAGGGCCATTTGATATATCCATCGCACAGTCTTTGCTGCCGGATCATCGATGATAAGATGGTGCGCCACGTCGAGCTTATACCCGAGCGGCACGGTCCCGCCTGGCCACTTGCATTCCAGGGCATTCTCCGTCATTCCGCGCATGACGTTTTCAGCAAGCTCTGCAGAATAGTATTCCGCCATGCCTTCAATGACTGATTCCAAAAGGATGCCGCTCGGATCATCAGCGATGTTTTCCATGGCGCTTACAACCTTAACGCCGTATTTCTTCAGCTTATGCTTGTACTTTGCGCTGTCATAGCGGTTTCTGGCGAAGCGATTGAGCTTGTAGACGAGGACAGTGTCAAAGGCTTGTGTAGCCGCGGCCTGAATCATCATCTGAAATTCTGGGCGTTGGTCACTGCGACCAGAAAGGGCCCTGTCGGCGTAAACATGTAGGATGGTCATACCGTTTCTTTTGGCGTAGTCTTCGCATACACGCAGCTGGCCCTCAATGGACTCCTCGCGCTGGCGGTCTGAAGAGTACCGAGCATAAATGACAGCCTTTGTTGTATTTTCAATAGTGGTGTTTTTTTGCATAATAATAGCCTCCTTCTATGGCTAGATGGAGGCCGACGTGATATACTATTAGCATAGTCGACCTCCTGTGGTGGATGGTTTAGACTGTTGCAGCGGTACTGGTAATACCTGCTGCGCGTCCCTCATCGTGTTCCTGCACGGTGGGGGATTTTTTTATAGAAATTTGCAATGCCCAGTTACGGACTTATGATCTTTTCTTAATTGATTTCAGGGGATTTTAATTCAAGGAGTTTAAGAGATTCCCTGTATTCTTCTGCTTTTGGAATTTCTATAAAGGTCACAGCTTTATCGTATTTTTCTTTAACCAGTTTCTCTATGTTAGACAATGTTACCTTAAAGAATTCTTTTCTATGATTTACTTTATTGACTTCTAAATTCCTAAATTCTTGATGTAACAAAGCTTCGAGCGCAGGGGCGTCATCTGAGAAGATAAGTGCATGGACATCAAAATCAAAGGGGACCGAAGCGCTGCTTAACTCCTTGATCCGGTCTAAAGGTTCAAGACGGCGGGTCATGCCAATCTTGAAGATGTTTTCACCGAAAGAACCAATGTTGGAAATGATATATACATAGCCGGCCTTCGCATTTGCTTCACGCTGATTGATGTTTTCTTTATCTTTAGACAGTTGTTCAAGCTTTTCATTGAGTTCCCTAATTTTATCAATGTAAAGCTGCTTTTCAGCGTCCATAGAACTATTCTGTAGATACTTCATGGTTCGTTCTATTTCATGTTTGAATTGATTTTCATCTTTCTCAATTTTCTTCCTAGCCATCTCTAATTCGTGGCGAACCTTTTCTTCTTCTCGCAGTTGTTCCTTTTGGACCTGGAGCAGTTCTTTTTCTTCTTGCAACTTCTTCTGGTATGCATAGAAGCATGTCATTCTTAACAGCTTTAACTCCAAAAATTCTTTAGAAAGTTGAACGTTATCAATGGCAAAAAGTTTGTTGTGAGCTTCGAAAGATCGAGTAATTTTTTGCCTGATGTTGTCAAGGTTGCGAACCGTTACGCTTCTGATTAAAGATTCGGTTTCGCTGTTAAAGCTCCTAAGGAGTTGATTTTTCTGTTTCCGTAATGCACTTTGAGTAACGTCTTGAGCACCAGACGTAGTGAAAACGGCTCGATCTTCTTTTTGCAACTCCTGTTCATCGGTTGCCAAAAGAGCAAGTTTATTCTTAATCTCTGCAGATGAAATTTCTTCGTAAATAGCAGTATCGAGCTCAGGGGTAATGAGAATTTCATCAACGGACTTTTTAATTGCCTCTAAGACAGATTTTTCCTGCTTTGTTTTTGCTGCAAGTTCTTTAGAAAGGTGCTGATGCTCCTTATCTAGAATTTCTTTTCGCTGTATATATTCATTTTCCAAGTGTTTATTCTTTTGCGCATACTGATCTTCCAACTCCTTATTTTTCTCCGTATAAGAAGCTTGTAAATTCTGCAATCTTTCAGAAGCGGTTGCAATTTGCTCCTGGATATTTTCAAGCTCTATCAGTTGACTCGATTCAATACTTACATAGCGCCGGCTTCTCAAACATACAAGGATAATTGCTATAAAAAAGGGAATGATAAAAAAGGAAAAAGCACTTACGAGAACGAGAAAAAGAGGACTAAAGTAAAATGGTGCTTCTTTAAAATTTTTAAGTTTAGTAGACATAAACGGGGCCTCCTATTTGATATAAATATCCAAATCCTCGCCAACTTCACAATATTTGCTGTTTTGATGACAAGAGGATTCTATATTCTCAACATTTTCTTTGAAAAAGTCATTGCCCATGATATGGCAAACCTCATGCTTAATAGCATCCTTTTTCCCTGCATCAGAAAGGTTGTTGTTCACGATGATGGTATAGCTATCATCGCAATTTGCGTGGGCAAGAGCCGGGACATGGGAGGGCAATGGTTGGTAAGTCAAAATTATTGTCATTCATCAAGTCCTTCCTTTGCTTTAAGGCCTTTGATTACTGTCATAACAACTTTTATATCTTCAGGCGTCAGATTTCTGGATGCATCAAAAAGAATCCGCTGTCCAGGATTATCTTTGAGTTCCTGAGCTAGACGGGCCGTTTCTGGATCAAGGTAGTAAACGCTTCGAGAAGCCTTTCCCATTAGATAGTCTGTATCTACGTTAAAAAAGTCTGCAAGCTGCTCTAAAATCTCAAAGCTGGGTTTTCTGCTACCGACTTCATACATAGAGACTGTACTGGTAGATACTCCCAATTTTTCTGCTAACTCACTTTGTGTTAAACCAGCAGACTGTCTCATTTGCTTTAATCTATCTTTGAACTCAGGCATTTCTTCATCCCCTTTCGTTTCCACATCTTAATACTACACTTTTCGTGTAATAAATTCAAGAAGGATTTCACAGTACAGTGTTGACATATACACTTAAAGTGATATAATTACACTGAAAGTGAGAACGGAGGTGAGAAGTATGGTGTCTATTGACCGTAAAACCATTGGGAAAAAGCTCCGCGAGTTACGGGAACAGCGTGGAGAGTCCGTGAGTGATTTAGGCAAGAAAATAGGAGTCAGCGAGTCAACTATTTACATGTACGAGCAGGGCGAACGAATGCCCAGAGATGCCATAAAAGTACTGCTGATAAAGCACTTTGGCATATCGTCTGACTTTTTTTTGACTCAAAATCTCACTTAAAGTGAGCAAAATAAGGAGCATTTTTAAATGAAAAAACTAGAAATTTTTCAAAATAAAAGTTTCGGCCGCATCAGAACACTGGCTATCAACAATGAGCCTTGGTTTGTTGGCAAGGACGTTGCTGAAATACTCGGGTATGCAAAGCCTGAAAATGCCATTGCAAACCATGTGGATGAAGAAGACAAAACCAGTACCCTGATTCAGGGGAGTGGTTCAAATTACAAAAGCAAAGCAATCATCATCAATGAATCAGGACTCTACAGCCTGGTTCTATCCAGTAAGTTGCCGTCAGCCAAAGAGTTCAAGCGGTGGATCACCCACGAAGTCATCCCCGCTATCCGGAAACACGGTGCCTATATGACGCCGGAAGTCATCCAGAAATCCCTGCAGGATCCGGACTTCATGATCCAGATCCTCCAGAACCTGAAGCAGGAACAGGAACGAAACCGGGCCCTGGAAGCCGACAATGAGCGGATGCGGCCCAAAGAGATCTTCGCCGATGCGGTGAGTGTCAGTAAAGACGGCATCCTGGTAGGAGCTTTGGCCAAACTGATCCACCAGAACGGAGTGGAAATCGGGCAAAAACGCCTGTTCCAGTGGCTGCGGGATCATGGATACCTGATGAAATCCGGGGCAGACAAGAATATGCCAACTCAGAAGGCCAGGGACATGGATCTGTTCAAGGTAAAAGAACGGACCATCAACAACCCGGATGGATCCGTGAGACTGACCAGGACAACCCTGGTGACTGGCAAAGGGCAGCAGTATTTCGTGAATAAGTTTCTGGCAGGGAGGGAAGTCCATGACTGAAGAGGGGAAAAAGAAAGAGCCCTGCAAAAGCAAGGCTCTTGTTGAAAGAAAGCTTAGCCAGGAAAGGCTAAGGAAGCTGTTGCATGTGTCGATGATCTTGACGGAAGCTTCCCAGACAGCCGACAGGGACCTTCTGGAAGCTTACCAGGAAACTTCAGAGCACCTCGACCGCTTAATAGTGGCAGAGGTTAGATGCCAAGAAAAGACATTGTAACATGTTCGGCGATTGTCTTGACGATGGACAGAGACGCTTGACCGCCGACTGAAGCCAACTTTTCTTTGGTCTTTTCCCAAATTGATGCTGACCGGATGGAGTCTACATAATCACAACCATCATTAGTCAGCCATTTCACCAGGTATTGCGGGTAGTAGTGCCCGATTGTATTGACTTCATCAGCGTCAATATATCCGGCATCTGCCAAAAGGTACAGATGGTAATCCACAATATTCTGGTCCGGCTCCAGATCCGCGAAATCGGAGCTGCTTAGAGTGGCATTTTTCTCATTGGTTTCAATACGAAGAAGAATGTTACGGATTAAATCGAGATTTCTCTTCACCAGGATCACCTCCTTTCTCTTGGCATTATACCAAAAGAGGATGTGTATTCGTGTATAGAGATTGTGGAAACAAAGGAGGCTAGCCATGGAACCCAAAGTCATGACGGCGCAGGAGGCCGCTGAGGTGTTAAACGTGTCACTGTCCACCATCTACAACCTTAGAGACCGCGGAACGCTGCCACAGCTCACCAAGCTCCCAGGCGTGCGGTTTGCAGCCAAGGATGTCCTTGCCCTTGTGGGTGAACAGATCTGGGAGTATACACCGCAGCGGATGAAGGATCTGCAGCGAGAGTTGGAACGCAAGGATGCTCGTATCAAGACTCTTGAAGGACTGCTCAGAGGAGCAGCAGCGACTATCCTTGACGGCATGAAAATCGCGGGGGTGTGAAAAATGAGGAAAATCACTAAAGCGTCCCTCATCGCCGCATCCTTAATCGCTGCCGGGCTCATCACGGCAGGTGCGATCTGGGGCGAACGGACCAAACCCGAACCGTCGGATTATCTCACATTTGAGCATGTTGTTTACACGGGAGACAGCCTCTGGTCCCTCTGCGAGCGGTATGGTGACTATGAGGACATCCAGACCATCATTATGCGGGTGCGGGAAGAGAATGGGATTGACAACCCGGGCAGTCTGCAGCCGGGGCAGAAGATTAAGGTTAGAGTCAGAAAGGGGAATCGGTGATGATCGATACTGACTGCAGCGTATGCCCCTTTGCCGCTAAATGCCCGAAAAAAGACAAGCCAGAACGAATCCCATGGAGTAAAGGTGGACTAGGGCTATGCCCCAAAGTTGAAATCGGATGGGCGCACCCCACTTGCAGAGCCTGCCATTTTACCGGCAAGGTCGGGGCTCAGGGCGGGGCAAAAATCCGAAACTACCTGACCTGCACACTGCTTCCCGACGAGCCGATTGTACACAACATTAAAGGGCGCAAGAAAAGCTGCCCATTGATGGAACAATTAATAAAGGAAAGAGCTTTAGGCAACGTGTTTTGACTTGTCAAAAACGACTGATTTTGACAAAAAAATAGTGAAATGATTTTAGGTATTTTAATGAAAATTTAAGAGAAATGGGATGGTTCCATTGGAAGAGTCAATCAGCTTTCTGCTGTTTTTAGGTTTAGTTATCGTACTAATTATGCGATTGCCATTGTAAAGGAGATGATGAAATGGAATACAAAACGATATCGTTTACAGAGAAAGGACCGATAGACGTCCATTATGACGCTAAGTATCGATGCTGTCTATTCTGTCCTTACGGTTTTGTTGAATATTTGAAATATACAGATGGGGACTACTATGTAGATGGCCGCGAAGCCTTCTGCGATGTTGCCTGTTTCTGTGATTCACCTGGCGAATGTGAAAGGTTCAGATATTCATGGATGCATGAAAATGAACAATAAAGCCCCGTCATCATTGCAGTGATGACAGGGCCATAGGGTGAATCTTTCCACAGGATTCACCTCCATTCTATCACAGGAGGTAAGAAAATGAAAATTAATGCTTTGGAACTTGAAAACGTCAAACGGATCAAGGCCGTCAGGTTGGAGCCAAGTCCCAATGGGCTTACCATCATTGGAGGAAAGAACGGGCAGGGAAAAACAAGCGTCCTTGATGCCATCGCTTGGGGGCTTGGCGGGGATCGCTACAAACCATCCGTCCCTGCAAGGGAAGGGGCCTTGGTCCCGCCTGCAATCCATATCGAGCTGGATAATGGCATCATTGTAGAGCGGAAGGGAAAGAACAGCGCTCTCAAGGTCATTGACAGCAATGGCAATAAGAGCGGTCAGTCCCTCCTCAAGGAGTTTATCAGTCAGTTGGCACTGGACCTACCAAGCTTTTTAAAAGCGACAGACAAGGAAAAAGCGGACACGCTGCTGCAGATCATCGGTGTAGGAGACCAGCTCCAAGCTATCGACGAAAATATCCGCAAGGTCTATTATCAACGCACCGAAGTAGGACGCATCAAAGAGCGCAAGGAAAAAGCTGCTGCCGATATGCAGACTTTCCCTGGGGCACCGGAAGACCCCATCAGCGCCTTTGAGCTTATCCAACAGCAACAGGCCATCCTGGCAAGAAATGGGGAAAACCAAAAAAAGCGGTATCAACTCTCTGAGCTTGAACGCAAGCAAACGGACCTTGCCAACCGTATCAATGCGCTCATGAGCGAGCTTGAACAAGCAAAGAGTCAAAAGGAAATCGTTGACAGGGATGTTGAAACCGCTAGTAAGGACGTCGCCACCCTCCAGAACGAATCCACGGAAGAAATCGAGAAAAACCTGCAGCAGGTCGAGATGATCAATGCGCAGATCCGTAAAAATGCGGAGCACAAGAAGGCCGTCGAAGAAGCAGAACGGTATGGCGACGAATATGCAGAGCTTACAGGGCAGTTGGAAAGACTCCGTGCTGACCGTCGTTCCCTCCTTGATGGTGCTGACCTGCCGCTTCCTAAACTCTCCGTTGAAGACGGCAAGCTCCTTTATAAGGGCCTTCCCTGGGATGGCATGAGTGCCAGCGAGCAGCTCAAGGTATCTACTGCTATCGTGAGGAAGCTCAATCCAAACTGCGGTTTCGTACTCATGGACAAACTCGAACAGATGGACACGGACACGCTTCAGGATTTTGGTGCATGGCTCGAACGGGAAGGACTGCAAGTCATCGCTACCCGCGTTTCCACTGGTGATGAATGCAGCGTCATCATCGAAGATGGTATGGTCAAAGGCGAAGAGACAGCTGTTAAGCCGGCCTGGAAGGCAGGAACGTTCTGATGGAAAGAGACTTGAAATTAAAATCTCTCATGATTGCACAAAAAAGGGCGTGGGAGGAACTGCAGGAAACGCAGTATCAAATGAAGGATCCCCTGCTTCGTCCGCATGAGGTTGAGTATATGAAAGGCATCCTTGCTCACAAAGAAAAAGATTTTCAGCGTGCAAATGATGAGCTTAGGGCCTACATGAATCAGAAAAAAGGAGGAACCTCACATGCTTAATATCAGCAAAGGAATCGTTTTGAGACCGCAAAAGGTCGTTGTCTATGGTCCTGAAGGGATTGGAAAATCGACATTTGCAAGTCATTTCCCGGACCCTCTTTTCCTTGATATTGAAGACAGCACCAGCCAGCTCGACGTCAAGCGCATTCCAGACATCAATTCCTGGGCCATGCTCCATGGCATTATCGAAGAAATCGCGAAGGAAAAGCCATGCAAGACTCTGGTCATTGATACGGTGGACTGGGCAGAAAAGCTCTGCATCCAGTATGTTTGCGCCCAAGCTAAGAAAAGCTCCATCGAGGACTTTGCTTATGGAAGTGGCTATACAAAGCTTATGGAAGCTTTTGCCCGCTTTCTGGAAGCCTTAAATGAAGTGACGAGAGCAGGCATCAACGTGGTCCTTAATGCTCATGCTCAGATCCGAAAGTTTGAGCAGCCGGATGAGATGGGAGCCTATGATCGGTGGGAACTGAAACTCAACAGCAAGACCACGAACAAGACGGCCGCCCTTGTGAAGGAATGGGCAGATGCCCTGCTTTTTGCCAACTATAAGACCATCATCATGACAGACCAGACGACCAATAAAAAGAAAGGCGTTGGCGGGAAGCGGGTTATGTATACGCAACACGCAAGCACCTGGGATGCAAAAAACCGATGGTGCCTGCCGCCAGAAGTGCCTTTCGAATATGCAAGTATTGCGCCCTATATCCCGGACATAGGAGAACCACCTGTGGTTATTGATTCTCCGCAAGGCAGTGTTCCTCTGCCGCCTGATCCTTCTCCCGAAGAAGAAGCTTTCTGGGAAACTCACGAAGCAGATGGACCCGCTCCGCAGCAAGAAGTCATTGCAACAGCTGCTCAAGTTGCTGCTGCAGATCCAAAACAAGCTGTTATTAAGCAGGTCTTTGACCTTTTTAAGGCCGAAGGCATGACGGAAACCGATGTTCGCCGTGCTGTTGCTGCACGGGGCTACTACCCGGAAGAAACCAGCATCATGGATTATGACATTGAATTTTTGAAGGGTGTCATCCTCGGTGCATGGCCGCAGCTTAAATCGTTTATTGTTGCTAATAAAAATAAAATTTAGGAGGAAATGAAAATGAGCTTTGAAAATATGGGAACCGTGGTTGAAGATAAGGTATTTGGATGGGAAGACGAAATTACCGCTGAAGGCGGGAACAAAAGTTACACCCTCCTTGAAGAAGGGGATTATCCCTTCGTTATCAAAGAAGTGGAACGCTCCATGTATGAGCCAAAAAATCCGAACAGCAAGATTCCACCATGCCCGAAGGCCATCATCCATTTGATGGTCATCCCGAATGATCCTGCAGCGACGGAGCCAGTGGAAGTGACAACAAACCTCTTCCTTCACAGCAGCCAGGAGTGGAAGCTTGCCACCTTCTTCCTTGCCATCGGTGTTAAAAAGAAGCATGAGCCGCTTCACATGCGCTGGAACCTCCAAGGCCTTGAAGGCTGGTGCCACATGGCTCCGCGCGAATTTAATGACAAGACATACAACAACGTTGCTTACTTCATCGAACCGGACAAGGCACCTAAACGGGACCCACATATGCCTGCTCCAAAGCCTGTGAACGGGGCAAGCTTCACCCCAGGAGCCTTCTAA